CAAACAAGAAAGAGATTAAGAGCCATAATTAAACAATCAAGTGACAGTTTAGATACTTGGTGGTTAAGGTCAGCTATAGATATGGGAACAGAAATGCAGGGAGTTGCAGAATTGCAATCTGAGTTCATACAAAACGAATTAAAAAAAGTCACAGCATCTGGTGATGTTCCGATCAATAGTGTTGCAATAAGCGATAAATATGCAGAGTCGGTAATAATGACTGATCCATCACAGGTCAACATATTTACTGATAAGGCTTTTACTGAAGATAATTTCAAAGAATTTGGATCTGGTAAATTTAGACTTACAGCCCAGCAGGGAGCATCAATTACACTTCCAAATGGCAACACAGTAAGAAAAGCATTTAGAGGTATAGCAGAATCTTCAGCCCAGAAGTTAGATTTAGCAGTCAGATCAGGAGTGTTCTCTGGTGAGACATTAGACCAGATCAGTAGGAGACTTATTGGCAGACTTGATTTTTCGCAGAAAGGAAATGTTAAACAGATTGCTTTGGCTGGCGGTGAATTAACAAAGCTGGCTAACCATCAGATTCAGACTATTGTTAGAACATCTGTGAATCAGGTAACTAATCAAGCATCACAGGCTGTATATGCAGCAAATAAAAAGGTATCACCTAAATATGAATATGTTGCAACATTGGACTCTCGAACAAGTGCTATATGCCAACG